ATTGATCCAGTCAGGGTCCTTAGCAATGGCATCTTGATAAGCAGCAAGACGCTCTTGGATCATTACGCTCTTCTTGGTAAGAGCTTCAGGGCTGCTGACACTGAGAGTCTTTTGAAGACCTGTGATATCTGTATCAATCTGTTGGATCTGAGGTGTTAGGTCAGGAGCGCCTTGGAGATCAGCAAGGATGTTCTCAGTTTCAGGGATCAGTTTTTGACGCTTACTGAGAAACGATTCAGCACCTGCACGACCACCTTTAGCAATTTCAGCTACGTTCTCTTCAATTTTGCGGTAGAACTGTACGCTGATATCACCAAGCTGTTGTTCCCGAAGCTCATTAGCTTTTTGAAGACCCTCAGCTTCTAGAGCTTGACGAACCATAGGCTCAGCTTCTGCTACAGCCTCCTCCATAGCTTGTTGAGTAGGAATACCAGAGGTTGCTTTGTTTAGGAACCGATTAGCGGCGTACAAAGAACCACGAAGGGCACCAAGGGTAGCAGTACCAGCAGCAACGTTTTTAAGCTGCTCAAAGGCGTAGTTAAATTCTTGTTTGGTAGCAGCCCGAATAACACGAGCTTGAGCAATACGTTCTTCAGGAGTACGAAGCTTTTGTACCTCATCCAACTGCTTTTGAATAGCAGCAGGAGCAGTTGGCATAAAGAACATTGAATCCTGAATAGCTTCAGGAATAGCGTCTTTTGCTAAGAAACGAGCTACAACTTGAAGACCTTTTTTGATGTCTTTTGCTTTCCAAATATCTACAAGTTTGTCTGCTGTTTGAACGGTTTTACCGAACATTGAAGGAGCTTTAAGGAGTTTACTAACTCCAAGGTCACCACCAATAGAAGCGAACACACCAGCAGCCAGTTGACCACCCCAGGTTTGAGGTTTGATGTTCTTCTTTACGGATTCACTGTCTTCGCTGAACAGAGGCCCCAGAACAGGCACGTTAGGGCGAATACCGTAGCTAAACCCTTCAGGGTCCCTACCAGTCTTCTGGAGGGCTTCTATGGCTGCCTGAGCGTTCTTCTGACGTTGCTCTACCAGCTTGGGATCCATCTCTACAGACGGTCCACCGCCCATAGGACCACCAGCAATAGCACTACCCAGATCAATACCTTGGGTCAGAGCACCGATCTGTTGAGCAGCAGCAATCGGATCGTTGACAAGTTTACGAGCTGCTTCAGGTACAACTCGTGCTGCTTCTTTACCAATAGTTGTTTTAGTACCAGGAATTAAGGTACGACCTACTGCTTCGGCTTGTTGTCCCATCTGCACAAACGGTGCAAGAGGACCAGCAAGGAATTGAGTAGCTCCTCCTGTTACAGCCCGTTTAACACCTTCAACTGCCTGTCCACCAGCTTGTTGAATGAAACGGCCAAGATCAAACCCACGTTGAGGTTGTTTTGATTTTGCTGCCGGTTTAGGTGCTGCTTGAGGTTTCGGGGTAGCGGCTGTTTGTTGTTGAGGTTGACCACCACCCCACTCCTGTTGATATCGTTGTTCTGCTTGTTCTTGATCAGATATAAATACAGATTGACCGTTACGAAGGGGAACGTAGGGCATTTGTAAGGAGAAGCTACGGCGCTTCCTCCAAACTAACTGAAATAACTAGAAAACAGATTAACGACGATTTGGATCGTTCACATTACGGAAAAGAGGATACATAGATTTACGGAAGAAATCGTTCTGTCGTTCCTGTCCAAATTGATCAACACGGCTTGGAAACCCAGTCCCAGGCTTAAATAACTGACTATGCAGGTGACCTGGCGTTCCAGTACCAGTAGTAGAACGACCAAGATTGCTATTAGTAGCACTTTGATCACCAGCAATCAAAATGTTCTGACCACGATTAACTCGTTGACCGTTACCAACCAACAAACGAGCAGCGTGAGCCAACAACAGACGTTCACCTTTGCGATAACCAGGACCGTTTGAATCAGCTTCAATAACAACGGTGTTACCGTAACCATCCACAGGCCCTGAGAAGATCACACGACCGCTAACGGGGCTAGGCAGTGGGTTAGCTGTTTGAGCCCTGTTACCCCGTTCAATTTGGAAATCAACAGCACGGTTAGGAGAGTGACCGTGATGGAAGTTATAGACATAAAGCTGAGTATCCCTAGGAGCTACACCAGTACCAGCAACAGGAGCTTTAACAGCTGCTTGAATCTTGCTTGCGTTTTGATTGATGTTAGGAGGAGCCATCAAACCATAACGATCAGCCTGTTGTTTAACGATTTCAGCCACAGAAACTTTGTTACCAAAAGCACGTTGAACATTGGCAATACTGCGGCGGGTACCAGCACTAAGACTTGCAGTGTTACCAGTAGACAGAGCATTATTGATTTCAGAAATCTCAGTCTCAGTAAACACAAAGTTGCTTTTAAGGTAGTTACGAGCTTTTGTTGGATCGTTCAAAGTGCGTTGAGCAAGAGCAGCCCAAGAGGCTCGGTTGTCAGCATCGTTGATTGAGATCTCCCAACGACCATCAGGACGCTGAACAGAACTACCAAGCTTGGGGCCACTGGTATTGGGTTTACCAAGTGAACCAGCGTTGGTGATATCAAAGTAAGAATCAACATCGCTGTATTGAGGTTGGCTAAAGAAGAATCGTTTAGCATCCTCAAGGATTCGAAGTTGCACAGCAGGATCTTTGACATCCTCACCACGCGAACGAGCTTCATACAGTTTGTTGTTGATGTAGCGGTTACCTTCTGCGTTAAGACGCTGTTTAGCTTCAATAACAGCTTGCTTAACAAGAGCTTTCTTACGTTCACCAACCTTACCCTCAGAAGCAATCATCTTGAGTTGAGGGTCCTTAGCAAAGAAGTTACCTTCAAGACTCTTTGTAAGCTCTCCCAGGATGCTGTTACGAGTTTGTTGAGTAGCTGGGTTAGTAGCTTCCCTACGAGCACCACCAAACTTATTGATGGCATAAGCCATGACTGGTGTGCCCTCAATACGAGCAGCAAGGTCAGCAGGGATATCAGTAACACCCTGAGCTACAAGGTCTTCTACCTCTTCCTTAAGACGTGCTTCAGCTTCAGGACTAACATCCTTGGACTGGAATGGAAACGCTTTATCTACAAGATCATCAGCATCAGCCACTGACATACCTTCAGGAAGTAACCCTTGAGCAGCTAGCTGACGGTTACGAGCTTTAAGACTTTCTCGTTGCTGCGTAATCTGCTCATCAGAAGGGTTTGGAAACTGAGCGTAGAACTGATTTGTATCATCGTTAAAAGTCCTACGCCATTGCCGTTGAGCACGTTGAATAGATCTCTCAATAGAGCCTTCAAACACCTCTTGAGCTTTTACAGCTTGGATAGCGCCAGCTTCAAGAGCTTCTCTAAACGTCTCTCCTTTTGCGTTGCGCAGGTTCAGGATTGGTTGTCCGTCTGCTGTTTTGATATCTTGCCAAGCTTTGGCGTAGTTTAAATAGCTAAACGTTTCACCTAGATCGTTGTAACCATCTTGATTGGCATCAACAAACAGATTAGGAGCCTCACGGAATAGCAGCTCGTGAAACGCCTTTTCAGAATACCCACGAGTTACAACGTAATAGTTATACGCTTCGTTGTAACCGTTTTGAAGGCTTTGCTGTCCAAAAGTAGTACCAGCTTCAGAGCCATAAGAACCTTTTACAAACTGAGCACCAAGACGGATGCTACCTAGAAACTTATCGGAAGCTACTCGTGCATCAGTCCGTTCTGCTCGCTCATAGGTTTTACCTACAACGTCTTTCTTAACGTCAACAAGAACAGCACTAACAAGAGGATCAATCTTGGCAGTTTTAAACGCAGCAGGAATATCAGAATATGGACGCAGTAGTTCTTCTACTTTGCTACCAAGGATTTGAGCACGTTCTGCTGGGTTATCAATTTCAGCAATACGCTCTGCTTGTTGCTTACCCCAAGCAGCTAGGTTTACAGCAACTTCCTTACCAGCGTTAGACGCTTTGGTGTCGTAATAGAAGAAGTTAACCCAAGGGTTACTCAGGCGGTTCTGACGGGCAAGTGTTTCGTTACCAGTCTTAGCAATAGCTTTGGTTTCTTTAGCGTTCTCAAGCGAGTCGTTGATCGCTGTTGCTTCCTGTTGAAGAAGCCTCATAGCCTCTTCACGCTTACGCTCTTTATAGTTCTCAAACAAATCAGCAGAAGCCTGTCCAAAAGCTCCTTCTTTGCTCAAGAACTTTTGAATACTTTCAATAGTTTGAGCTGCAGCTCGATTGGGCTGATAAGAAGCTCCATACATTAACTGCCCACCAGCTTGACGAGGAGTATAGGTAGTTTCAGCAGGACGAGCAGGTTCAGCAGGTCTCCTAGGACCAGCAGCTAGATCACGAATCTGACGTTGAGGGGTGATACCAAAGCTGCTTGTCATGGCTTATCAGGGGTAGGCTTGGGCGGTTGCATGGACTCGTAGTTCTTGTAAGCTTCAAGTCCGACGTTTGCTAAATCAATCGTAAGGGAAGCTTGAGAAGGACCAGAAGCAGGAGTAGGTGGTACTGCAGTAATAGGCAGTGGAGCTAGTGGCTTAACTGGATCAGAGATCGGTTGAGGTGTATAGAACTGAACCTGATTGATGGTGTTCTGACGTGCCACATCAAGAGCTTCACCTTGACGGACCTTATCTGCAATCCTGTAATTTCTTGTAATTTGACGGTTACTGACGTTAGCCAAGTACTGTTGATGATATTGGTTTGTCAGTCTTTCGACAGAACGACCAGCTTGACCCTTGGCTTGTTGTTTACCAGCAGCAGCAATTGATTGAGCTCTAATGTTCTCAATCTCCATTGTTTCCTTTGCTTCTTCTTCGTAGAACCGTCCTTCAAGATCAGCGATTTGTCGTTCAAAGTTCTTAAAAGCTTGAGTAGCTGTAGCACCAACAAACTCAGCTTGCTGCTTTTCTACCTGAGATTCATAATCCCTACGACGTTGAACGTAGTCCAGATCCCTGTAATAGGTATCCAGTTGCTGTTGATAATCCCTATAGTTTTGAGCTACCTGATCGGCATACCGAGCCCAATACTCTTGTTGAGCAGCAGCGTTCTGACGTTCAGTTTCTGCAGCAGCAGTTTTGTAAGCAGCCGTAGTGGTAGCTGCATCCATGATTCCTTTACCAATTGAAAGGATTGAAGGTAGTTCAAAAATACCCTTAAGTACATCACCAAAGATCCCACCGCTTTGAGGTTGAGTTTTGAAGATGCCGGAGTAATCAGGTACGTTCAGCTTTGGAATACCAAAGTCAGCACCGAAATCAAATCCACCAGTAAAACCAAACGCTCCGATATCAAGCGCTGGTGAAAACGCTTTCTCCGTAAAGTTAGGTGAGGTAAAAGGGGCAATGTTTAAACTTTTGCCTAGATCAATATCTAAGGCAAAGTTAGAAGCTCCTGAAAATGTCATCAGCCGTACTTCCTAGCTACATCAAAGTACAGACCAGTCCATTCAAGGGCGATGAACTTAGCCTGGTCTATGCTGTCGTTCACTAGCTCCACTGTAACTTGGTCGTTCTTGCTTTGAATATAAGCACGGTATTTAGCTTCTTCAAATGGCTCCTCTTCGCTAATAACAATGTTTCCGTTTAGAGGATCCCTACGGTCAAACTCATAGGTAATTGTATCTCTGTGTTTAGGAGTTACTTCAACCGTGAAGTACCTTGCATCGTTGTAATAGATATCAACATATCTAAGCTGTAAGCGGCCAGTACGATTACCAATAAAAGTATTATCCGTTGCCGTTCTGCTGTAAGGCATAAGTTGAGGCGGTTGGAACTTAAACGTAAATTTCTCACCAAAGACCCAAGAGCTGCTTGAGAAATCCCCAAGGCTATCGCAAACGAAACTAGTAACACCAGCCGGAACGTTATTAGCCACGATCCAACGCTTCTCTGATTCAGAGGCATCACTACTGTCCTCTTTGATAATTACAAGTTGACTTGGGTTAACAGTTCGATACGGAAGTGTAACTGTAGTTTTGTTCGTACCACCGTTATAACTAAAGCTAGCGGTACCTACGTCAGTTGTAATAGAACTAGAGATTTGACGATCCAACAGGAACAAATCAAGACTCTCCTGAGGAGGTCTAGAAGCGTTCACACCTTCGATGTAATACTCCGTTGAACCACTGTTGTTATAGCTGACCAGCTTAAACAAAGTACCTTCAATAAAGTCACACCAGTAAATGTTCTTATTAGGGAAGACCCACTTATGCCAAGCATTTTGACGGTTTGTTAGAGAGCCTCCAGAAGCTTCCCAGAAGAATTGATATACATACAAAGCTGTTGGTTCGTCACTGCTAAGAGCAATTAAATACTGATCTGTACGGCTAACAGCTAAAGAATCAATGTTCTTTGGAATGAACTTAGGTACTGTTTCAGTGATTACTGCAGTTTGACCAAGGTTAATACCAACCGTTCTGTCTGTCGTAATGAACGTATGGAAACCAGTAAAGTCTCCCTCTTTAACTGGGAACAAAACCTGAGGTCCAACCTGTTCAGGTTTTACAAATGGTTCCATACTGATGGAACTAATACGACCTACAGAAGCTGTCTCAGGACTGAACGTAACGTTGTCACCTGAATAAAGACGGAACTGGTTTTCGTTGGAGAACAGGATCAACTCATCCTGCTGTTGTAAAGCGTAGTTAAGAACAGCAACGTCGTTACTAACAGCGGTCAAGTCAATAGGATCGCTATCGATGACTTGAAGAGCTGATTGCTGCCAGAAGTTGTAATAAGAACCAGACTCACTCAGGATGACGTTTTCACCACTAACGAAACCTAAACGGTTCTTAAAAAACACAACATCGTTAATTGGATACCCAACAAACGAAGGTCCAGGTAGTTCTTCCTCATCACCAGCTAGTCGTCTCTCCCACCCTGGGAGGTTGATTGAAATGGTGCTGTCTGTGTAAGCAGTGCCGCTAAAAGGCTGGAACGTAAACCGTACAAGGCCGCTAGCGTTCCTGTAATAGACAAACGCATGAGGCAACGTGTTGTCGTCTAGAAGCCCCCTAGTGCCCCATCCAGAAGCCTCTTCCCACACACCACGACCAAACGTACCTGCTGTAGTGGTGTTTTCAGTGTTAAAGGTTAAGTAATACGAACTTTCACTTGCAGCACCACTAGGAGCCACAAGCACCGTATAGCCCTCCCAAGACGACGGAGGAAGCTCTGTAATGTTTGTAATCTGGTTTGAGAAGCCAGACATCAAAGTATTACCACGAGCATCAGAAGCAACAACGCTCTTGATATACCTAGAGGCACTGGTAAGACCAATCAAGATTTGAGAGCCTTGGACTTCAAACGTCAGTTGATTGGTGATATCAGTATTATCAAGACCGTCCCCAAGCGTAAGAGTTGTAGAACCGTTAGCTGTAGCGTTTACAGCCGTACCTGATGAGTTGACCAGTGTAAAGGTATTAGAGCCAGAAACCCTGTTAACAGTGCCTACAAAGGTGTTAGCTGGAATACCAGTACCAGTAATGTGCTCACCTGTGTAAACCTTTTTGATATCAGTATCTGAAACACTTGTGATAGTAGCGCTACCAATGCTTGTACTACCTGCAATAGTTTCAGTCCAATTAACAAGGCGAGCAGCGATATCTTCTGAACTAACAACGTTTGGATCTCCACCACTGTCCGTAAGAGAGGGAGTTAGGTAGTGTCCCCTAATGCTTGTCCCGTTATCTAATTCAATAGCAACTTCATACATCGTGTCGTAATCAACCAGCTTTACCCATATCTGAGCTTTAGTCGGTTGATACGCACTACTAACGCTGCCAACGTTGTATCTTGTTAGTGTTTCAGAAGCGTCGTAAGCGGTGTCTTTTTGGATATTGGTAACGAAGACATAATCTTGAAATGAAGTAGCCCTAAAGCGATCACGAGCCCTTCCAGTACCACGAAGATACTCAAGGTTTGTCGAACTGATGTTTGCAAAGGGTTGTTCAATAGGAACCACTTCAGGCAAGATGCCGCTAATAGGTTCAACATTTGAAATACCAGCAACAAAGGTGTAACTGGATTGAACAGTAAGAGTTACTCCTGTCGTTGTTGCCGTAGCGTTCTCACTAAGCGTGACACGAGAACCAGCAACATCAATGTCAACAATGGTTGTACCGCTAGGAATACCAGAACCAGTTACACCAGCTCCTACAAACAAATCTGTCATAGAGCTGACAGATGTAACTACTGCTGATCCGTTAGTAATGTTGCCAGTACGACTAACGGTACGACTATCGTCAGCAACAATGAGGATAAAACGTTCTGTACTACTACGGTTATATACGTAAACCCAAGCTTCATTCCACTTAATCGGATTAGTAAGAGACAATCCACCAGCGTTCTTAGTAAGCGTATCAATACGCTTTACAGGCACAGAACCAAGACGCTTCTTAAGACCTTCTACAAGGTCACAGCTGCTGTTTTCAAGAACTTTTGCAAAGCCAGGTAGCACAAAGCTATTGGCTTGTTGATTTACACCTTTGTTGAGGGGGCCAATGATTTGGCTAAAAAGTTCTCGTGACATCAGCGATCAAGAATATCAGGACCAAAAGTAGTAATCACACGACCGCCATACATATCATCAGGACCACTGATGAAGTTGTAGTTACCAGCCATGTCTTCAGTACGCTTCAAGATTTGAAGAGCGTTCTGTTCGTCTTCTGCTGTGTAAGCTTCAAGACTAGAAGACGTTACCGAGCGATTAGCAAAAATACGACCAGCTCGGATCATAATGTATCGTTTACCAGTTTCAGGAATACTGTCCCACTCAAGCTCTTCAACAATCTCAGCTACCAGATCACTGCTATTACCAACTACAGCTACACCAAGACTTCCTCTCAAATCGTATGTGTTCTTAGCACGATCAAAAATCCGCAAACCACGAAGAACAAACCTTTGAGACGGATACAACAACGGATTAAACCGTATAGCCAAGGTGTTACTAGGAAGTTGGGATTGACCTGTAGAAGCGTCCAGAGGAATGGAGTCATACAGCATCGTGTTCCAAGACCAGCCAGCACCTTGAACCTCTCGGCTGATTTCATCTAAGGTGCGCTCTGCAAGGCTAGCGTCACCAGTTAGAGGTGGGTTAAGGGAGTTAATAGGTGCTTCACCGATAATGGCGAGAAGCGTATTAACTGCACTGAGTTTACTAGTCGCCATTATTGCAACAAAAAGGGGGAAACATTTCTGCCTCCCCCCATTGTATTGGTAATTAACTAGAAGCTAGTTAATCAATAAGGGTTGCCATCGGAGAGCAGGCTGACGCAGCACTCAGGACGCAGCACACCGTGACCCACGGCATAACTAGCAACCATCATCGTGCTTTGAGTCATGGCCTTGTACTCAGCACCAGTCATCTGCATCGAAACGTCTTTCAGGGACACAGTACCCACAGCTTCCTTGGTGAAGCAAAGACCGAAGCAGTTAGCGATGGAGGAGGTGTTACCCTGCTCATCCTGGTAGTAGTCGTAGGTACCAGCAGCAGCCTGACCATCAGAGCCATCACGGCCATTGATGTAGTTAGGACGCTCACCACGAGTCACAGAGGACTGGTTGTTTAGACCCACATAGGTCTGGCCGTTGGTATAACCGTTAATACCCAGGTGATTGGAAACCAGCAGACGGAAACCAGCCACAGAAGCAACACGGTTACCACCGAAGGTACCGTTAGAACCGTTACCACCGTTGAAGTCAGTGTTGATGGCACGGTCGCTGTTCAGAACGTCGTAGTAAGCACCAGGGGTCAAAACAACCACACGGCCTTCCTTAGGAGCGTCCTTCTCATCCAGAGACTGACAAGCCTTAAACAGGTTTTCAACGATCAGATCGCCACGAGCGTTACGATCAGCAGCACCGTTCAGGTCAATACCTGTAATGGAGGTACCACCAGGCATCGAGTTCAGAACGAACAGACGCTCGCCCACTTTGAACGCAGCGTTAGAACCAGTACCAATCGAACCAATCGGGTTGATTACGAAGGTAGCAGCGCCGTTGGTAGGAGCAGTAGTGATCACACCATAAGCACCAGACTCTTCGCCGTACACAACCTCACCAACTGCCCAGTAAGCCAGTTCAGCGGTTTGGAAGTTAGCGCTAAGAGTAATGGTGTTGGTGCTCACAGAAGCGTAAGTACCACCGTTCAGTTGGAATCGCTTGGAATCCCAATCCTTTACGCGACCATCAGACTCAGAAGCAGCCAGAAGAGTGCGAGCAAGGCGCTGATCGTAAGCACGGGCCAGAGCGCGGCCAAGTTCAGTCGAATAAATGGAACGAACGTCCCAATGTAGTTTTGCTTCATCCAGGTCATAGATGGAAGCATCAGCAATCAGCAGGTCATCAATGGTGATGATCTTTTCACCGATCATGCCTTTGTTACCTTGTCCCGTGATGAAATCACCAGGACGGTGGTAGCGGCTGCTGAAACGACCTGTGATCGGGAAGCTTGCGCTTTTACCCGAAGAGATCGAACGCTTCATGGTCAGATCTTTAAAGATCGTCTCACGATTGAAGGTAGTCAGAACTTCACCTGAAAAGATTTTCAGGAAGTTTGCGTTTTCACGCTCGTAGTTACCGGAGGCGGAACCAGCGTTATATTGAACGCCATTAAGTCCACCCAACCGGCCCAGAGATGCAAAATCAGGCATCGTTAGTTTGGAGGTAGGAATGTTTAACTGCGCTCGTCTTCACTGTTGTTATCGCCTCAGCGGCAACAATGTTTACGTTCGCTAATGAAATACTAACCCCTAGGACCAAGAACTTCGCTACGAATCAGTTTGTCTTGAACATCTTGGGTATAAGCAGAGTCTTGCAAATACCGAGGATCGTTCATCGCAGCCATGACTTCCTGGCTAGATCGGAACACATCACTACCGTTAGACGACAGTTTGCCACCAATCAAATTTGACTCGTAGCCTTCGCTGTCTTGGTAAGCAAAGTACAAAGATTGCAAAGCGTTACGAGCACGGTAGTAATCACCGCTATTTACTTCGCGGTTATAGGCTTCAAGTTCATCCTGATTCAGATTACCTTTTGCCCAGTCTTGAACAGCACTGAAGTTCTCTTGACCGCCAATACTATCCAGAATGGTTTGTTCGTCTTCTTGAGAAAGAGAAACAACTTCCTGTTCAGCAGTGTCGTCTGTTTCTACTGATTCTTCATTTTGCTCAGTAGTTTCGTAACCACGAGAACTAAACTTCTTTTCAAGCTCTTGATAAGCCTTAAGAAGATCATCAGTAGATTTAAACTTGCCAGCAATTAAATCTTGCTGTTCCTGAGTTTGTTCTTGCTTTTCAGATTCTTGAAGAATTTCAAGATCTTGTTCAGAGTATGGACCAGTTTGTTGGCCCAAGAAATTATCAGCGATAACTTCCATGTGATCAACCAATACGAACGGTTAGATCAGGATACACCCAAGCAGGACGACGATTCTTAATCGCAGTCACATACTGTTCATACACCTCAGGCCTTTCAGCCTTCAGCTGTTCAATAAGCATATCCAGTTTGGATTTAGGAGCAGCCTTCTTAGGAGCCTCTTTAATCTCTTCAGAAGCCTCCAGGGGCTCCGGTGATTTCTTGACTTGCCCTGATTGAGTCATTTTCAGCTTTAACGAGAGCGGCCTGTTTAGCAGGATCGTTGTTAGGATCTTGCGCGGCCATTTGTTGCTGCATCATCATAGCTTGCTGTTGTTCTTCAGCCATGAGATCCTCGTCACTCTTAATAAGCTTGTAGGTATCAAGACCATCAGAAGCCGCAAGACGAGTAATAAGTTCTCGACTATTAACAAACTTTGTAAGTGTTTCAGGTCCGAGAGTACCAGCGATGGTTTGAAGGAACTCAATCAATTTGGCTTTGTCGTTACCCCGTCCAAGAGCATCAAGACCAGTTGTGATCTGAGGTTTAACAACGTTTTTAGGCAGTTTAGGAAGCCTCCCTTGACGCTCCATAAGGGCCATCTTGCGGTTTACAAGAGGTAGCTGCAACTCAATGCTCAAGATGCTGTAGATACCACCAAGACCTGCTTCCAGCTCCTGTGCAACCATTCTGATTTCTTCCGCTGTAACGCGGTCACGGCCAGAAGTACCAGCTTGAATAGCGCTATTCAGTAGAAACGCAAAGCTAAGACGCTGTTCAATACGAGCAATAGTATTTAGGGCAACCGTAAGATCAGCCTGCTTTTGCATTTGTAGAGGTGCCACATCATTTGGATTGCCAGCCACAATTGATCCATTGGCAGCCCTAGCAAGAGCGTCAGGACGAGTCGTACCGTTTGGATTGCAGAGGAAGATGATCTTGGCTGCTGCTGCAGAACCCTCAACAATTGCTTTAGAGAGGTACTCAAGGCTCTTCAGGTCTCCAAGCAGCTCTTCACAATATCCACGACCGTAAGCTTCGTGAGCCACACGGAACATCCTCAAGGGGATCCAAGGACTCTTATCAATTGGTACAGAACCCTTCTTACCAATAGGTTTGTTGTAAGCCTCTTGATACCAGTTACAACGATCCTTTTGATAATCCCAAGTGACGTGAGTGTAGAGAAAAACACTTTGATCTACAAACTTCCCATCTGCTGATTTAGGTGCAACCTTTTCTGGCAACACATCAGGACTAACTTCTTCTCGTACTACAACCTCAAGAATGTTTCCTTCTGGATCCCTGTTCAACACAAAGGACTTCAATGGGTAAACACGAGTGCCGTTATCAGCGACATACAGCAAAGCGTTACCACCAATGATGAGGTGTTTAAGCGCTTCAAACAGTGCTGTACGGTCTCCAGACTCCTCAATGTCCCGCATGACGGAACGTTCCATCAGAGCTAGTTG